AAGCTCCTTCAAAAGTGGCGTTTCTTCCTCTCCAAATTCTGTAAATGACCCGGAGTAGTGAGCATCAAGAAAAATAGTGACAGGCTCATGTATGTTTGCCAACAGCTCAGGCAAAATCTTTTTAGAATCTCCATGGTGGACTTTCACTTCTTTGTTGTTTTTGAATTGCTCTACATTATGATTGAACCATTTTTCAGAAAGCTCTATTGAATGTATAGTTTCATAGTGACCAAGAACTCCTCTTATTCCGTCGCCAAGATAAGCGCCAGTTTCTATGTATTGTCTTGTTGGTTTTGTTTTTGATCGCAAATAAAACTCTGCACTTAATATGGGCATTGATTAACTCCTTAAAAAATCCACTTCCACAAAAAGTTCAGTATTGTGCAAATCCCCGACAGGAAGCAAACACAATAAAAAACAACTAGAACGCACCCCGTAACTACAAACTGCGCCTTCACCTCATTCTGAGCGGCAGTTCTTGCTCTCAAAATATAAGCTCCGGAAGCCAAGAACAAAACAAGCCAAATCCACCAAAAGCCAGTAATAATTTCCATTTTGTACCTCAAGCATATATAGACTTTATGGGAGAATTTAGGGAGTGGCTGAACAATACAGTAGGCACTGAAAACGTAGAGAGTAAAATAGATCATCTCTATGATAAGGCCAAGTATGCCATAAAACTTGTGCAACTATATGATTCAAGCACCGGGCAGAACCTTCTCACGAACATCAGCACAATAGCAGAGCTTAGTCAAGCTGGATTATTTGGCTTGTATAACTCTAAAGAAAACAAGGATGTTATAGGACATTCAATTGCAAACAAGACAAGGTTCAAGTTTGGCCAAGAAACCTATAATCAAAACGCAAACAATCCCCAAGCCCTACAAAAGACTGTGGTCGGCCAATATGCTCCCAATGTGAATGTCAACAACCTCGTCCCATCAGACGTTATACACATTAATGTTCACAACATAGTTTCAAAGTTTGGCGATTCTAAAGAAGCAATCATAGAGATCGCCAGCACTATAGTTCATGAATGCACCCATGACCTTGAATACCGAAAGACCGGAAAAACAGATGAAACTGGCCTAAAAGAGATTGAAGATAAATTCAAGGCATGGGTGCAAAAAAATTGGAATCTGATCAAAACCAGAATCCCACAAATAAATTTCTAGGGGTTCTTGAGAACCACATAGATTCCATGCACTATTCCGGGTACGTGTCCGCACAATGTCAACAACAAATTAACCCAGAATTGAAACCCAAATCCAATCTTGAGAGCCACTCCCAATGGGGGTAGAAAAATAGTCACCAATAGAATAATCAAATCTTTTGCGTCCATATCCTCCAAGTTGCACCTCCTTGCTACAATTATCTATTCAGTGTCTATATAAATTTGATGATCACGTTTCACCAATATCTCACAGAGGCGTCTCCCCCACCACCGGCTGGCGCACCGCCATCTTCGCCTCCCCCAGGAGGCCCAAGCGGACCCCCAGGCAGCGGACCTCCAATCGGTGGCGGCGGACCTCCATTGGGTGGCGGCGGACCTCCAATGGGCTTGGGAGGCCCTCCTTCAATGAGTTTGGGAGGCCCTCCGGGTGGCGGCATGCCCGGCGATCCGTCACAAGGAGCCCCTCCGGTAAGCATTCAAAAGATAAAACCAAAAGACGTTTGGAGCGCTTTGGAGAAGTCTTTGAAGAAGCGCAAGTAGTTTTCTCATGAAATCTAGACAAGACTTTGGTCTTGGGCTATGATATATGAATGAAAATACTGATATTCAGCGATTTGCATATCCATCCGCACAAGAAGTCAACGGAAAGACTCAATCATTGCATTGAGGTCTTGGATTGGATTCTCAAAACAGCCGTTGAAAAGAAAATCAAGAACATTATATTTTTGGGCGATTTGTTTCATGACCGACAAAAGATAGATGTTTTGACGTATCAAAAGACCTTTGAGACTCTTGAGAAATACCTCTGCAATAACGATCTCAATCTCAATCTGCTTTTGGGCAATCATGACCTTTGGCATTATGAAAAACATGATGTGTCAAGTGTCAATCCACTAAGGAACTTGCCCGGCATTCGCATTATCAACAAGCCTTGCGTGGAAGAAATATCGGACGGAACTGAGGACTTCTTTTTTGGATTTTTGCCTTATACTCACAATCCGATAGAAGATTTGAAAATTATAGAGAAGGAATGGAAAGAAAAGTCACCCAAGGACCAGAAGAAGGTACTTGGAGGTCACATATCGGTTGACGGTGCCGCTTGGAACGTAAAGTACAACACGGTATCAGAGGTCACCATAGAGCATGATGGAGACATGATCCGTGTCGGTCCAGAAATATTCAAAAATTGGGACAAGGTGTTTCTGGGCCATTACCATGCCGAGCAGAAGTTGAATGAAAAAGTTGAATACGTAGGATCTCCTCTTCAACTTAGCTTTGGCGAAGCATTCCAGAACAAGCACATTCTCATCTTTGACACATACGCCCAAGAGTCAGAGTACATTGAGAATAAATTCAGCCCTCGTCATTTGATACTCAAGGAAGACGAGCTTGAAGAGCATTCTCTTGAAGGAAACTTCGTGAGACTTGAAGTAGAGGACATCGCCAGCCGACAGTTGCCAGAAGTGCGACAGAGACTTGTTGAAAGTTCAAAGGTTTCTTCGCTAGAAATAAAACAAATACAGAAGTTTGATGATCATCGCATCAAAGACGCAAAAGCAATCCTTTACAAAGAAGAAGAAATGCTTGAGCGCTATGTTGAACAGGCTAGGCTTGATGGTCTTGATAAGGAACTTTTGATTAAGATCGGCTCAGCAATATGCCGCCCAGATGAGGTAAAACAATGAAAAGTCTAGACATCAAATACGTATATGCTCAAAATTTTCTTTGCTTCGGGCAAGAAGCTTTTGAGCTTAGGCTATCTGATTATTCCAATGTTGTTCTTGTCAAAGGCCTCAATTTTGATGTTTCTGAAGAGTCTAAGGCCGCAAGCAATGGCGTTGGAAAAAGCTCCATCCCAGAGATCATAGTCTATACGTTGTTCGGCAAAACAATAAAACACCCAAAGAAACTTAACCACAAGGATGTGATCAACAACCAAATCGCAAAAGGTCTTAAAACTGAAGTGCGATGGGGCGATTTTAGAGTTGTAAGAACTAGAAAGCCTGATGGGCTAAGACTTTGGGAGAGCAAGGACGGCGTGTGGGACGACAGCACAGAAATAACACTAGGCGGACAACCAGCAACTCAAAAACTTATAGAAGAAAAGCTTGGTCTCAATTACGAAACGTTTGTCAACGTTGTTGTTTTTACCGACAACAACGCAGGCAGTTTTCTTGAGTGTGATGCCGCAAACAAGAGAGATATAGTTGAGAATCTTCTTTCTCTTGAGAAGTACAAGACATTTGCTGAGAATGCCAAAGAACTCAAGAAAGAGAAAAAAGAGGCTATAAGAATAGCTCAAGTTGAATATGAAAACATAAGACAGCAGCTTGAGCAATCAAAGGGCAGAATTCGTGCCGCAAAAGAACAGGAATCAACTTGGGTCAAACAGAGAAATTCAGAGATAGAAGATTTGATGTCAAAGATTAAGTCTCTGAAAAAGATTCTAGAATCAACATCTGAGGGCAGTGAGCTTTCAAAATACCAAGAAGCACAAGTGAAAATAGGGGAGCTTAATTCTGAAATCCCCAATATGGAATCTAAGCAAACAAAAATTCAAGAGATGCTTGAAGCCGCACAAGAAAAGCATGCAACCGCTAGACAGAAGCAAAACGATGTGCAGATTCAAATTAATAATTTGCAATCCGAGCAGAAAAAACTCAACTCTCATATACTTGAAAACAAGAAAGAGATTGAGCGTCTTGAGAACAATGAAGGAGCAACTTGCAAGTTTTGCTTGGGCACCGTGTCAAAAGAAAACTACAAAAAGTACACGGAGCAAGTCGTTAAGAAAATTTCCTCCATAAAAGAAGAGGTTGAAGATAACGAGTCAAAAATTTCTGGGCTTTCTGAAAAGCTTGAATCTTTTGGTTTGACATCAAAAAAGATATTAGAGGGCATCTCCAATGCCAAAGAGAGTCTGGCCAAAGTCTCCAAAGAACTTTCTGAAAAAAGAAAAGAGTTGGCCGAACTCAACAAAATAAACAAGCCGCAGAGCAAGGACATCAAAAATCAGCTAATAGAGAAGCAAATAGAGGGCCTTGACGAACAGATAGCTTCAAAGAAAACAGAACTAGCTGGCGACACCCCCTTCAAATCAATCATAGACTCTTTGTCGGAAGAGATAGAGTCCAAGACCCTTGGTTTTGATTCCAAAAACAAGGAATTAGATAATCTTGAAAAGCATCTTCCCTACTATGAGTTTTGGTCAACAGCGTTTGGGGACTCGGGCATAAGAAAGTTCGTTATAGAAGGTATCATACCGGCACTAAATTCTAGAATCGCATACTGGCTTCAGTTTCTTATAGATGGAAAAATTCGTTTGGAATTTGATAGCGAATTGGAAGAAAAAATTGAGCGCAACCCTTCTGATGGCGATCCTTTTGTCTACTATGCCATGAGTGGAGGAGAAAGAAGAAGACTCAATCTTGCAGTGAGCCAAGCGTTTGCTCATGTGATGATGCTCAGCTCCGGAATGTGTCCAAATCTAGTTTTTCTTGATGAGGTCACAACCAATATTGACCAAATAGGGGTGGTTGGTGTATACAATATGATTCTTGAACTTGCGAAAGACAGGCAAGTTTTCATCACGACGCACGATCAAAATCTTCTGGACATGCTTGAAGGATGTGAGTTAATAGTGTTGGAAAAAAGAAAAGGTTTCACGACCTTGAAAAAATAATTTATTAGCCTTACATAACTTCACATCAAAAAGGAGAAAACATGATCTTTGAAGAACAGATAAGCAGGAAGCCCGATCACTATCCATGGACACAAGATTTCATTGAGGCCATGCACAATGGATTTTGGACAGACAAGGAATTCAGTTTCCAAAGTGACGTTCAAGACTTCAGAGTTTCTCTTTCTAAGCAAGAGAAAGAAATAATAATGCGTGCTCTGGCCACCATCGGCCAGCTTGAAATATCTGTCAAGAAGTTTTGGGCGAAGCTTGGAGACAATCTTCCTCATCCATCTATAAACGATATGGGCTACGTTATGGCCAACACAGAGGTAATCCATGGAGATGCCTACGAAAGACTTTTGGAATCTCTTGGCATAGATGACGCTTTTGAAGAAATTCTCAAACTTGACATTATCAAGGGACGTGTTAACTATCTCAGAAAACATCTTCATAAATTCCACGCAGATAACAAGAAGCAATTCATTTATTCGCTGATATTGTTTACTCTTTTTGTGGAAAACATTGCCTTGTTTTCTCAATTCTATACAATCAGTTGGTTTGGAAGATACAAGAACTTGCTCAAGGACACAAATAAGCAAGTTGAGTATACAAGTAGGGAGGAAAATCTTCATGCTATGATCGGCATGAAACTTATCAACGTTATCAGAAAAGAGCACCCTGAACTTTTTGACGATGAGCTCAAAGAAAAAATTAGTCACGAGGCAGCAGAGGCGCTCAAGTACGAGATGCAGATAATTGAATGGATAGTTAATGGATACGAAGCCGACAAGCTTAACTCTCCTCTTCTTAAAGAGTTCGTCAAAGACAGAATGAACAATTCTTTGAAGCAGATCGGATTTAAAGAGATATTTGAGGTAGATGCCGAACTTCTTTCAAAGACGGTTTGGTTTGAAGAACAAGTCCTCGGAAACAACCAATCGGATTTTTTCCATTCTCGGCCTGTAGAATATTCCAAAAAATCCAAGAGTTTTGCAGCAGAAGATTTGTTTTAGGCCTTCATACTCTATTAGAAAAATCCACCTGAAAGAAGAAAAAATGAGCAACAAAGAGTACTATTGGCTTAACTCGCATAGTCGCCTTTTCCTTGAGCGCGGTTATATTGAGCCCGGCACCACACCGGAGCAGAGGGTAAGGCAAATTGCAGAGAACGCAGAAAAAATCCTCAAGAAAAAAGGGTTCGCCGATAAGTTTGAAAGTTATATGAGCAAGGGGTGGTACTCTCTTGCTACGCCGGTCTGGTGCAACTTTGGAAACAAGAGAGGCCTCCCAGTAAGCTGCTTTGGCAGTTACATAGAAGACAAAATGGAGGCTATTCTCACCAAGTCGGCCGAAGTGGGAATTATGAGCAAGATGGGAGGAGGAACTTCGGGATACTTTGGATCGCTTCGGCCAAGAGGAACTAAGATTAGTGTCGGTGGAGAATCTAGCGGCGCTGTTCACTTCATGGAGATATTTGACAAGGTATCTGAAGTAATATCACAAGGAAGCGCAAGAAGAGGATCCTTTGCTGCCTACATGCCAATTGAGCACTCGGACATAGAAGAGTTTCTTCAGATAAGAAGCGAAGGACACCCGATTCAGAACATGAGCATCGGCGTTACTGTTACCGATAAGTTCATGAAGGATTTGGTTGAAGGCGACAAAGAAAAAAGAAAAGTCTGGGCTAAAGTCATCCAGAAAAGATTTGAAACCGGCTATCCTTACATCATGTTTGTAGACACAGCAAACAAAAATGCTCCTCAAGTCTACAAGGACAAAAAGCTCAAGATTAAAGCAAGTAATCTTTGTGTTGCTCCTTGGACTAAAATACTAACTAAGAATGGCGAAGTTGTAGTAGAAGAAAACGACGGAAAAGATGTTGAAATTTGGAATGGAAAGTTCTGGTCAAAAACAAGAATAGTCAAGACTGGAAGCGACCAAAAGCTAACGAGAGTCAGAGTCATCAAAAGAGAATATGATGACTACGACACAGAACATTTGGCTTGGGTTGATTTGGATGTTACAGAGTATCACAAGTTTTATCTCAAAGACGGAAAAGAAGTAAGAACCTCAGAGCTTGAAGAAGGAGCTAGACTTCTTTCGTACGACGACCCGAGGGGCAGAAGATTCGTATGTGAAGTAATAAGCAAAAAAGAAATAGAAGGCCTTCATGATACGTATTGTGTCAATGAGCCATTTGAGCACAAAGCTGTGTTCAATGGCGTTCTGACAGGCAATTGTTCTGAAATACAGCTTTATTCAGACGAAGAAAATTCATTTGTCTGCGTCCTCTCTAGTCTAAATCTCCTGCACTGGGATGAGATGAAAGAAACAGACGCCGTAGAGACGATGACCTATTTCCTTGATGCTGTTTGTGAAGAATTCATACAGAAAACAGAGAATGTGAAGTATCTTGAAGCGGCGAGAAACTTTGCTAAATCTCAACGTGCACTAGGGATGGGAGTATTGGGTTGGCACTCTTATCTCCAGAGCAAAATGATTCCTTTTGAAAGCATGAAAGCAAAGCTTCTCAATTCCGAAATATGGAAGACCATCAAGGAAAGAGCAGACAAGACTACGGAAGATATGGCCAAGGAATATGGAGAGCCCGAGCTTCTCAAGGGCTACGGCAGAAGAAACGTCACTACTCTTGCTGTCGCTCCAACAACATCAAGTAGTTTTATTCTTGGCCAAGTAAGCGCAAGTATAGAGCCTTTGAATTCAAATTACTTTGTGAAAAATCTTGCCAAAGGAAAGTTTACATACAAGAACCCTTATCTTAAGGAAGTTCTCAAGAAGTACGAAAAGAACACTGATGAGGTGTGGAAGAGCATACTTGTAAAAGGCGGCTCAGTACAGCACTTGGACTTCCTTTCAAAAGAAGAAAAGGATGTATTCAAAACTTTCGGGGAGATATCTCAGAAAGAAATAGTAATCCAAGCTGCCCAGAGACAAAAGTACATAGACCAATCTCAGTCGCTCAATCTTATGATCCCCCCATCTGCATCTCCCAAAGAGGTCAACAATCTTCTTATAGAGGGATGGGAACTAGGGGTTAAGACCTTCTACTATCAGAGATCTGCGAATCCAGCACAAGAGCTAGCAAGAAGTTTGTCAACTTGTGCTTCGTGCGAGGCTTGAAATGCTGGATTCAAGAAAAACTTGGTTTTTAGACTTTGATGGAACTTTGGTTGAACACAGGAGTCACTATTCCGATAGAGACTACATACTTCCGGCCACAAAGGAATTCTTTTCTACTTCCATTAAAGATAATGATTTTGTCATAATAACCACTGCAAGAAATGGCGATGAGCACAAAGAAAGAATAGCTATGTTTATGGACGCTCATGGTCTAAAGTATGACGTGATACTATGCGATCTGCCTTCGGGAGTAAGAATACTTGTAAACGACAAAAAGCCTGATGGAAGCACAACTGCAATTGCCGTTAACTTGAAAAGAGACAAAGGAATAGAAGAGAAAATTTCATGATCGTAAAGTTCAACAAATTGTCCGATTCTGCAAAAGTGCCAAGCCGAGCTAATCCAACGGATGCCGGCGCTGATATTTACTCAATAGAGCAGTGCATCATACAGCCTCTTGAAAGAAAAGCCATATCCACTGGGATTAGGATGGAGATCCCAGAAGGCTATTATGCAAGAATAGCTCCAAGATCTGGCCTTGCTGTTAAAAATGGAATAGATGTTCTTGCTGGGGTGGTGGACTCCAGCTATAGAGGCGAAATTAAAGTTGTTCTCTACAACTCAGATAAAAGCAACAGTTTTTTTGTCAATCCCGGAGATAGGATAGCTCAGTTGATAATAGAGAAACATTACAATTTTGATTTGATTGAGGTGGTTGAAGAGCTGTCCGACACCGACAGAGGCTCTGGGGGATTTGGATCTACTGGAATATGAAAGATTTCATGCCCTTCATTAATAAGGGCCTTTATCTAGATTGGAAAGATGGCATTGGATATGGAGTCTTTACAAAAGAACCCATAAAGAAAAACGAGTTTGTTGAAATATCTCCAGTCATAGTACTAGACTTTTTGGAAGATAGAGAAATGATGAAGTATGTCATTTCTTGGGGTGAAAAAATAGCAATGCCAATGGGTTGGACAATGTTGTACAACCACAGTGATAAAAATTCTTGCGAATTTTCCATGAATATTCATGATGGTCTTCTTGCTATTGTTTCTTTGAGAGATATACTGGCCGGCGAGCAATTGACTGTGAACTACGGGCCAAATTGGTTCTCTTCAAGGCAAATTGAAAAAATAGACCTATGAACTGCCCCTTGTGCGAACAAAAAATGGACTTGTATACCAAGGCACACAAGAATGTGCCGTTTGTTGACAACAAGTTCTATGATCGCCTTTGTTTCACTTGCTACTCTGTTCCCAAGATACTGGAACAGAAATACAATGAAGACGGCAGCATTGCAGAGGAGATCAAACTCCCGTATTCATTTGAAAATCTTCACACGGAGGAAGAGATTTTTTACATGGGCGCGGCGGATACGCGCAAATATGCTAAAAAAAGCTTGGAGGCGGTCAAGGCATCTTGTTCCAAGTTGAAAAAAGACAAAAAGCCTAAAAATAGGCCAAATGCTTCTTGGAATATGCCCTAAGAAACATACATATTTTCATGCGATTTAGAACATTTTTAATCAACGAGGAAAAGGGTAGTTTCGCACAAAGGGTTGCGGACATACTCAGTGCTGTCCAAGACTTGAATGACAATGCTGAGAACATGGGCACAAGACACCTAGTATCAAACGCTCAGACCATAGCCGATCAAATAAGAAGAATCATACACACCCACTGGCCAGAGAAAGAAGAATCAAATCTAGAAGTGCTGAAGAAATGCGGTGTGGCCATAATGAAGACAATGGATGAAAAAGGAGATCTTTTGTCCATATTAAAATCTTGCGAAAAACATTTGGGGAAAATATCTGGCGAGCAAGAAGAGCCTGTTAATGATCTTGGAAACGAAGAAGAAGGCCAAGAAGAGGAAGACCAAGAAGAAAAAGAATAATGTGTGGAATTGCTGGATATGTGGGCACTTCAAAAAACCCAGACTTATCTTTTGAGATAATTTCTGGCTTATTTCGCGAAATAGAATCTCGGGGCAAGGATGCTTCGGGATACTGGGGCGTTTCTGAATCTGACCAAGTTTTGTTTCACAAAGAACCAACACCTTCTTCTGATTTTGTCCGTAGCGATATTTGGAAATCTGTTAGAGAACACAATCCATCCACTCTCATTTGTCATGCGAGAGAAGCCTCCAAAGGCGTTGGCCCTCCCTCAGACAATTCAAACAATCATCCATTTGTTAGTGAAGACATGACTGTTGCATTGGTTCACAATGGACGCATTCCGGATGAAACGTACGTCCCCTTTAAGCACAAGCATCAGCTTAAATCAGATTGTGATTCTGAAGTTTTGCTCAAGATGTTTGAGAATGAACCTGAAGATTTTCTGAATAAAGTTAGTGCTATAAGAACAATACGCCACATACCAGATGCCCACATGGCCGTCGCAATAGGGGAAAAACTATCAGAAGGACAGAGATTATGGATTTTTAGAAACGAACACAGAGCCCTTTGTAAAGTAGATCTTGTAGATCAATTGGGACAATTTTTCTTTGTTTCTACTCAAGATATTTGGGAGAATGCCACTAAATCTCTTGGAGTAAAAGGGTTGGTTGAAGAACTTGATTCAGATACGCTCTACATGTTTAGGATTGAAGGATCTGTTTTATTTCAAAGCGCCTTCTTCATTTAGATTCACGCCAAGTTTTATTTTTGCAATCAACAAGTCCAGATGAGCCAACTTGCATTTTAACTCTGACTCTTTGAGATCTTTATGATTATGAGGATGCAGCTTTTTTAGAGTTTCATATCTGTCTTTTAAATACATGTAGGTCTCTAAAACTTTTTGGTATTCAAGATCCTCAACCCTTTCTTTGTGGCTCACAGCATAAGGAGCCGCTCTATAAGGCTTTTTGTATTCAATAGCAAATAATGTTAATGCCAAAACTGTCAATATTGATATGGCTCTCATTACTTTATTTATACCAAGGCCAGAAAAAACAAGCCTATTTATAAGCCGTCATTAGTTTCTTGGTAATTTTGAGCATTTTGATCTCCTATATAATTGAATGGAAGAAGATCAAGAGATAGAAGACATATTCAAAGAGAAAACCAAAAAAATAAAGTCTGGAAAAAAGGGCAAAAGAGTTGAATTGGACCTTGTCAAAAGCCTAAACAAAAGGTTTGAAAAGGTTCTTTTGACAAATCCTTCATACGGCAAATTCTCCAGATCCGTTGGGAGTGGAAATAGATGGGGCCAAAACGTTCATCTTTCCCGAACTGCCACGAACATATACTCGGGTGATATAGTCTGCCCAGATCACTTTAAATTCGTTTTAGAGAGCAAGGGTGGCTATAACGACATTGACCTCGTCTCTGCCTTCTCCGGGAGCCAAGCGGAACTTGACGGGTTCTTGAAGCAAGTCACGGACGACTCAGAGAGATGCGGCAGGAAGCCGATGCTCCTTTGGAAAAAAGACCGCAAGCCCCGACTTGCATTCTTGAGGCCGGTGGATATGCCCAAGACAGAATTTGACTGTTTTTTTAAGTATGGAAGCTGGATTGCTGTTAATTATGAGGAACTTATGAAGGAAGAAGATTCCTTCTTTTTCTCCTAGATAGTCAACTCAGACCCAGAACTTCTTGAAGCCGATCTGTGAGTTGTTCTTTCCTAAGTACAACCATGGCAAATCTCTTCCCCTCTACCGCCGGCGCTTCGGCAAAAACGAGACTCTCCAGACAAGCCCTAGGAATCCATTCCAAAGGACTGTCTGTTCTTGGCTCGCTCCCCAAAAGGGCGTGTATGCCCTCCTCGGACTCTTTGGAAACCCACACTGGCATGCAGATCATTTCACGCTCCAGTTCTCAGACCATTGGAAAATATCCTTTGATCTTCTCAATCCTTTGATCTTCTTTTTGAGGCAATAATTTTTGCAAGCATACAAAGCAACTTCATAGGTTGATATGTCGTTCTTTTTTCTCTTGGGGCCAGCAACGCCTTTCAGCCACATATAAAAGTGATATACCGGGTCTTCTCTTCCTTCAAAAATTCCTTCTTTTGCATGTTGCAAGAACTGAATTGCTCTTTCTTGGTCGTATTTAATGGCGCACTTTCCCACGGCTGCACCTATGCTGCTCATTCCGCGAGGCATGTACTTCGTTATCTCGTTTATTATTTCGTACTTCTCCATGAAGTTTTCAACTTCTTTTTGGCTTATTTTAAATCCCTTGTTTGATATGCACATCATATTTTTTGCGACCCAATATTCTTTTTTGTGTTCTTCAATCACGTTCATCTTTTTCCTTTCGGGACTTCTGGAGTTTGGAGGTGCCGGCGATGGAATTCTACGTTTTCGTTGCTCCGCCGCCAAGGCTCATGCCTGTCAATCGCTCAACTTCTCGGTTCAACTCTGCGATTCGGCGATTGTGAGCCTCAAGCTCTCCTCGCCAATCACTCATTTCGCCTTGGTTCTTGTTGATCTTCTCTTCAATTTCTTTCTTTTTGCCATCTAATCGGAAAATATCCCGATCCAAATCCTCCTTTTGCTTCATCTTGTCCCTCTTGGCGATCTCCACGCCGGCAAGGGTATGGGCATGATCTTCTCGCTCCGTCTCTAACTCGGAAATCATTTTTGAAACCTCTGAGGCCTGCTCGGACTGATGCTCAAATTCTGAGATCAGACCCTTCAGCTTCAATATTTGTTCTGGCGTCAATTGTTTTGGTTGGGCAGGTTCTGCTTCTGTCGTTGCTGCTGCCATTGCGACAAAAGTTTCGGTTTCATCTTCTTCTTCGCAATAGGCTTCCAAATCTTCTTCTTCTTGAAACATTTCGGACGGTTCGTATGGTTCGCTTCCGTCCCAATTTTTGTTCATTTTGGCAACAATTGAATCGTCAAGAAAACTTGCGAGAACCTTGATCCGCTTTACTCCTTTCGGAGTCAATTTGTAGCCAAGCAAGGTTTCTGAAAGTTTGCCGTGAAATATTCTCTCAACATATCCCTCATTGTAGAGAGCCATCCAAAGCGCTCTCATCGCGCCTTCCTTGCTTTTATAGGCTTTTCCTTTTTGGATGTAGCCTTTGATGTTCAAGTTTTCAACTATGGAAGTTGAAATAGTTGTTCTTTTTGCAAAACCATTTTCTGCAACAAAGCTTATGGCAACCAAAGCTCTGTCAAGAATGAACTGTTCAGAGCCAATGGCAGCGTCTCCCGATTCGGGCGAATCAACAAGAGGCGTTATGTCCAAGTTGCAGATCTTGTCAAAAGTCTGAGCCACCAACACTTGGGCTTGATTCTCCAAAACGTGTTGTGAGACTTGCAAGTTTTCTGAAACTTGATCCTTGTTTGCAAACTCCAAGGATTTCTGCGTTACAGGCTCCGACTCCTCGGGCTTTGGCGTAACGGGCTTTTCGGGAGCAGCCACGGGCTTAGGGCCGATCCTTGGCAGAACAGGCGCCGGCGGCGAGTTTGTGGCTCTTTCATAGACCGCAGTCAGGATAGAGCGCTCTTCGGGTTCCATTCTTGATCCTACTCGGAAAGAATGGTTGAGCCGCAGGGTGTTTGGATGGATACTTCTGAGCGATTCGTAGACCCCTTCGCAGTCAATGGCCGCCGGCGGTATGAGAATGTACTCATAGCATGTGTCATTGCTGCCGGGCTTGCATCGGATTTTCACGCCCGCCACACCACCAACGTACTCAATGCGAATGGCTCTGAATTTCTCGGCTCCCTTTTTTCTGGTCTGCCAAGCATTCTTCAGAATCCAATTTCCTCTGTCGTGTTTTGTTTCTTCAAGAATCCACCTCACCATTGATAAAGTGGGATTGATGACTTTCTTTTCAGAAAGTCCCATCGGAATCTTGTCAAACTTCAAGTTGAAGAGCATTGGTTTCCCTTTCGCGTGAGCAAGTGGGTGGCGTGAAAGATGAGACAAAAAGACTACTTGCTTTCCTTCTGAGGAACCTTCCAGCCCGCCTCCCAATCAAACAAATCCTTGTCCCGCTCAAGAAGCTTGCTGACGGTCTTGCCGTGGATGTAGTGATGCACAGCCGAAAGCGTCTTTCTGTAGAGGCTCAACCTCGTCGTCCCCTTTGAGAATTTTGCTTGCTGATGCAGCAATTTGGCCGGATCGTCCTTGCTGGTAAACAGAACATCCGCAAACCGCCGGATGAACCCTTCCATCTGATCCGGTCCGTACCACAAAGTTGCTTTCAGGAAAGCCGCAATCACATCGCTGCGATGACCCGGGCAGATTTTCACAATCCACTCAATTGTGGGTCCGTGCTGCTTTGCAAACTCCAGATAATCAGACTGACTGAAGCGAGCCGACATCCTCGTCTCAGATGCCCCTCTCATAGCCGCCCGACAAACCGCCGGCAGCTTGCATCCGATGTTGTTGTGCAACTGCTGTTCAATCTGGACAGTCACGCTCCTAGAGGCTCCGGTGTCCTCGTCCAAGCGGGCATTGACGAGCGTATTGAAGGTGAAATAGAGCCTCTGGGGCTTGCCACACTGGATCAACGCACTTATGCGGTGTTGGCCGTTGTGCAGCTTGGCGTTGTAGTCAATGGCAATGCTCTGGGAATTGTCGTGCCACCGCCCATTTCCCATATCGTTGGCGTAGCGGTCAATGCGGTCTTGCATGATCCGTTTGCGGGGGTTTTCGTTCGCGGCCAAAAGTTCTCGTGCCATCTCAGGCGAAACGAGAACAAATTCGCTGTATTGGCGGTCCGCTTTCACGTTGTGGAACCAAGGCTTGCCACTCTTCGCAGCCTCACTCAGATAGTGAAGTTGGTTTTGACGAGCTTCTTCCTCATTGGTCTGCATGGCCTTGCGTTCCGAAACTGTCCCGCCCTTGATTTTTGGGATGCTGTGCTGCATACCCGTTGCCTCATTGGCAGAAAAACCAAGCTTTTTGAGACGCTGGAAGATCGCTTCGGTCGTGTCGTTTGATGTGTTTGCGAGGGTCATGAGAGACTCCAAGGTTGGTGAGGTCGTTTTCTGCGTGCTACAGAGGGTATACGCGGAAAATCCTAATCGTCAAGTATGACTTCCCAAAAAAAGAGGTCGGAGGCTTCAAAATACGCTGAAAACCGGCAAAAACCACTCAAGAAAGCTTACGAGAATTTCAGTAAACTTGCAGTTGGAGGTTGTCTGAGATATACTTGGCCTCCCCGAACTCTAGTTCAAACCAGACGTTGTAAATGCCGCAATCCATCCCAAGATCTTCTGTGTCCAAGAAAAAGTAGCCTTCGGAGTCTCTTCTGTGCTCCACAACTCCGTTCTCAACGACCATACGAAGGTCTTTTTCCTTCGGTACGCATTCGCCGCATTCCTTCTCAATGAAAATCCGCACGGGGCTTGATATGGCAAGGTTCGCGTAATATCTTTGAAGATCGCTTACGTTTGGCACATTTGGAACCACCTCCACAGTGATCCACCTTCTTTCTCCTTGCCGAATTCTGTTTGGTCTGAATCCGTAGGAGAAATCGTAAACTATTGGCATGTCTGATGCGAACCACAAATCGGAAATTATCCGAAATTCGTTCGTAACCGTTCCGGCTTGACTTGCGCTGAAGTTTACATACCAAACGTCAATGTAGTTTCCAATCGGGTAGACCATATCCTCAACGTACACAGACACCTTATACTGACCGCCAAATGGGTCTGTTACGATCTCTATGTCTGCCGGCCCAATAGTTGCAACAAGTCTTCTGCCTTCTGGATTGTCTTCGGTAGCGCACGTTGAATCTAGTTGGTATATTTCAACTTTTTCAACGCTGTCGGCATTTTGCCTATGGTTAGAGTTGTACGTAAAAAGCCTTAGGTTAAGCGTATCACCTACAACTGGATTTTGATTTCTTTCCTTTTCGGCCATCTTTACCTCTTACTTCTTGGCTTTCCTTCTGGCAGCTTCCATTGCTTCATTTTCCTTGTCCTTTTGTTGAATGAATCTACTAATGATCCATTTTCTTTCATTTATGGGCAAGGACATGAATTGCTCTCTACTTTGGCGCAAATGATAGAGAAAGAAAAAGAACTCCTCCATCAAGTTGCTCCATAGTTCTAGGCTTGCGTCTTCAATGTCGTAGTTTTCTTTCGCCTTGCCCGTGGGAAGAAAAAATTTGACTCTAGTGGTAGTTCAACCTCAAAATCTCTAAGCGTATATGGGTTTGTTATTGAAACCTTCGTATCTACACCAAAAGGAGGTTCGTTTACAACCGTTCGCAAATAAGCAACGTCTTGTATTGGTAATTTTTTCAAGAGCATCTGAATTTCAAGCTTATCCGTTAGACCTTCAACTTCTTCTATCAAGTGAGCCGTACGATAAATAAGCGTATCGTCCGCCTGACTGCTCAGGTCAAAGTTCTTTGCGCGACGTTCGCGATAATCTTGAATCAACTGTTCGTCCTTGCCAACGGCCAATCTATATTGGAATCTATAGCCTGTTGATGGTAACGTGTCCGTAAGGTTTTCTGGGCCAAACTCAGGACCGCACTGATCAACGTAGAGATCGTTAAGATTTATGGTTGTTGCAAAAGTCTGATCAGAATCTGGATCTCTTATTTCAACGTCATACTCTGGAGTGTATGATATGCCGCGAAGATAGATCAACATGTATGTTCTGTCTTGAGTCAAGAAGTTTGAAGAATCATAATTTTCTCGCATGCAACGGTTGAAAATCATATTGATGGCTTGACCCTTCTTAACAAATCTTGGAGTCGCCAATATTTCTTCTTCTTCTCCTGTCATAGGACGAAGATGTATTACTCCATTTGTAGGTCCATCTTCGCCATTATAGAACTTGCCCTTAGAAGGCAGTTCAATTGGCTCGTAAACCATGTTTCCTTTGGTTCCGATCCCAGCAATCAACTCCTCTAGCTTTCCACTGCCGGTTACGCGCATTTCAGGAGCGGCAGTTCTTTCTTTCTGTGCTGATTGTCTCTTGGCAGCAACTGCTTGCTTGAATATCTCGGGGACGTTACCGCTCACCTGAACCCCAGCCTCTGGATTAAGTCCGGGATTCTGAAGCTCTTCTTCCACGTTCTCAGAAACCCTTTTCCTCATTGCGGCCATCTCTGACAGTTGCTCTGCCGCATTTGAATCCCCATCATTGATTTCGCTTTGAGATACTGACCTCTTTTGTGGTCTGAACGCGTCGTCGGCCATATTCTTCTCCTTTATTTTTGCCTTGTTGATTCTAATAGAGTGTATGAACATAAATATTCAAAACGTTGAGGACGTAATTTTTTATGATCCCGAAGTGTGGAGGAAACTGCCAGATCTGGCGCACCTTAGAGATCAATGGAGAATGAGCAAAATATCTCCGGTTTTAAGAGCCATGGGAAAAAAAGCCCTGCTTGATTTTCTAAAGATCTCAAAAAACACACACGAAAAGGCACTATCTCTTCACTTTGGCCAATCAGTTACTATAGATAGAATTGATAGGAATCTTGTAAAGAACCTTGAAATTTCTATAAGCGAAGAAGATTTCATGATGGAATCCGACGAGTCATACACAGGACTCAGTGCCTATAGAAAAGAAGATAAGCTCTACATAACATTTTGGAGATAGTGATGGATATTTCTTCCTTGTTGTTTTTTTCTGTTTCTGTTATAGGACTCACAAACATAGTCGTTGACCCAGCTACAATAATGCAGCCAGTTAGGGATTTTATAGAAAAGAAATGTCCTTCTTGGTTAAACAAAATGGTGTCTTGTTATCAATGCTTTGGAACATGGGCTGGATTTCTATGTGGATATGTCATCGTCAGCAACAAGCCTGAAATAGTATTTTTTTGTGGAATGGCCGGTAGTTTTCTCGCCACCGCATCTGCCACATATATGAACTATCTTGAGGCACAAAGTATAATAGGCATGGAGGAAGATGAGCGGTAAATACATCCTTCTTTGTCAATACTGTAATTGGAAAAAAATAACAGACTTAAAAGACGTTGATCTTCATGAGCTTAAAAATGATACTTTGAGCAACAGAAAGTTTAGATGCCCAAAATGCGGCAGAGCAGTTTGTCCGAGAAGCATAAAAGATCCTCAAAGCGAATTGGACAATAAGCTAGAGGGCGAAAAAATCAAAGAAGATAACCAAAGATGGATCAAAGAAAGTTTTCGTTTTCAAGATGAATTTCTAGAAGAGAGGAAGAATGCAGAGCGAGAAGAAAATCAGCCTAACTGATGTTAAAAGAGCCTTGAAAGATTCAAGATTTAGACTAACCCTTCCAAAAGAAATGGAAAGAGAGGTTGAGGAATTTCTCAACAACCCGGGATGTTCCTGCCACATACCTCTGTACAGAAAAATAATTAAGGATTGTAAAGAGCAACTTCAAAAATACTATCCAAACCTTGAAGTTCCTTCTCAAGATGAAGAGCTAAGAAGATTAGCTGAAAACAATTGGTCAGTGATAAATTGTCATGTTGATGAACTGGAGAAAAGACTAAGCAAACTTGGCCCCGGAAGAAAACAGTTGGACGTAGCCAGATGGGAAGATCAAGTAACTGTAGTTGTCAATGAATTGGATGTCATTTTTTAGTCAGTTTTTCATATATACCATGTTACTCTGGCATGATGGAGCTTAAAAATGATCGGTTTTCAAAAGTTTGTAGATCTGAAAGAAAATATAGAATCTGAGGCTCCTTCTTCGGAATTAGAGCTCAAAAGTTCTGCTGAGAAAATTGCTGAAATGTTTGGGGGATCAAGCAACACTGACTTCCGTCCAAACCAACATGGAGTAATTACAATTCAAATCAAAAACAGATTGGGAGGAGCCACTGCGGTCTACTTCAGCATGGGGCCGAATGGCGTAGAAGCCGATACAATGCATTTTACTAAGCAATTGATAAATGGAGCTTATGTGACCGGAGATTTTGCTAGCGCAAGAGACTGGATATCACACATGAAGCTGTCAGGCTATGACGTTTCTAAAGGCAAATTTAGACTGAGTATGAACATGCAAGAGTTAGAAGACCATCTGTTCAGACATGTTTGATAGGCTCTTTATGTTGCACATCAAAGCCAATACACCCCCAGAACTCATCGCGCCAGCTAGAAATAATTACTGAGCATTCTTCTATAGCTCTAGTTGTGTAGACATTGCGATCATTGCATCTTTCTACAACTTTCTTATTTTCTTCTTTTATCTCTTCGCATATTTTTCTGGCTTGGACAAGACTCCGAGCCTCTACTTCCCTAATTTCTTCTTGGAAGCATCCTTTGTGGCGAACTGAAATTTTGAATTTTGCCAATGCAACCTCCTTGTGTGCACCTATTATCTATCTAATTAGGAAACTGTTTTCGCTCCTATAAAAACAGTCTTTTTCCTAATTTCATCTATGTTGGCAATCATTTTTTTTGGATACCTATAGTATTTGTTTATTTCAACCGGATTGTTATCTGTGTTTAGTCTTCTTTTGCCTATTATTATTGCATTTTCATACATGTGCTTTGCTTTTTCGTACTTTACTTGTTTATAGAACATATCTCCAAGAAGGCACCAAAATTCGGCAAAATTTGGATAAAAAGCAATGCAAGTCAAAATGTTTTTTGCTGCTTCTTCAAGCTTTCCTTGATAAAGCTGAACTTTTGCCATGTTGTATCTAACCATAATGCTAGACATTGATAGCCTTTCATCCATTGCCAAATATTGCAAAGCAAAAGACATGAATTCCTGCACCTTCATAGCGCCCAAATAAGAAAAAGCCATGTAGTAATATGGCTCTGGAGATGTAGGTTTTTTCTTGAGCCATCCTTTGCAGATTTCTATTTTTTCTATGCTGCAATCTGGCTCTTGATCTGCAATTATCACTATGTTTGGATTGCACTCGGCGTCTTCGTCCGTTATAGATTCATAGATTGGATTTTCAAACTTTTTATCTACCCAGAATCTTATTTCTTTGGTTAATATTCCACTTTGTAAGACAAAAAAATGAGTGGATTTTTTTAGCTCCCTTATTTCTTCATGACCTTTCAATAAAACTTCCCAAGGATGCAGATACATATTCAGACCATCGCGCACGAGGCCGTTTCTTATAGATGAAAAATCTTCGTTTGCTTTTACATTTACAATTTCCGCACCGTACTCGGAGCATATTTTGGAGGTTTTATCTGTTGAACCTAAATCTCCGATCAATATATCAAATCCTAAATCCTTAACAGATTCAAGGGTTTTTCTTATTGTCTTTTCATTGTTTTTTATCAATATTTGAAGCGTCGGCATGGAATTTTTCCCTTATTAAGAAGCCTATTGCCTCACTTTCTTCAATCATGCCGTCTAGACGATACTGCTTTTGCAGCTCTTCATAAGACCTTTCTGCTGAAGGGTTGTTCAATATTGAGGCTAAGGCTTCTATCCGCAGCTCCCAGCTCACTGGTCACATTTCTCGCACATTCCTAGTATTTTCTGCCAAAATGGGCATTCAGGGGGCTTGTTTACGGGCCAACAAGTACAACATTCATCTTGAGGGATAAACTTTTGATTCTCGCCAACAAGCGATCTTTCAAAGCTCATCGCAATTTCATCGTCTGTTAGCAGAAGATCCAAGCATCTTCCGTCTACTTTTATTGTGGCGTGGCGTAGTTGCATTCTATCTCCTTTAATTCTAAGCAGTTATTGCTATATTACATGAGTGATACACTTTAAAAATTCTGCTCCTCTAAGAAATTTGGATGTTAACCATGCTCCTTGGAGAGGTAATTGCCGGGTAAAGCCATGGGAATATGATGTTACCGCAGTGGTACCAGTAATAGATACGCACGAAAATCTAAGTTTGTGTGTTGAAATACTTAGACTGCAAACCATCAGACCATACATAATAGTCATAGACACGGGCAGCACAGAAGAAAATCTCAATAAAATACTTTCTATGCACTCGGAAGATCTAGAAGTTCATACCATTAGGCTCAATGGATCATTGCACCCATCAGACTCTGTTTGTATGGCCATGGACTTGGCCCAGAGTCTATGCAGAACGGAGTATATGTTTGCAACCCATTCTGATGTATTCCTTAGAAGAAGAGATTACATAGAGTGGCTTTTTTCTATGTGTGGAGATGATAGAGATAAGTTTCCCGTTGTTGGGTATGAGATGAGCCCAAGGCATCATGATGATTGGAGAGGTATGATAAGCCACACAGCAACCATGTACCATATGAGAACGCTAGACAAGATAGGTTTTGGATGGAGCATGAGGAGATTGGCATCTTTATACGACCTTAAAAATCAAGAGCCACACGCAGATAGGCCCAACTGGCCCGACACAGAAATATTGGGAAATATGATACTTAGGCAAAACAACGTAAAAACTAAGATCATAGGAAGCGAACAGAATTTTCAAAGAAATAAAGATGATAATATAGACCATTGTCGTAGTATAAGTCTTGGATTGTTATACTCCCCGTCCTATTACAATACGGCAAAAGTTTGGCTAGAAGAAGCCAAGGAAGAAGCTAGAGAGAGAATAAGAGATTGGAGTGATGTACCTTACAAAGGCGGTTCTTCATGAATGAATATCTAAATAACAAGATTTTTGAGAAGATGATCAATCAGTTCCAGAATTCAAAGAGGGAAAAGTCAAAACTTGCTCTTTTGATGGAAGAAATAAAAGACACAATTCTAAGGAAAAAGATAAGAAAAGTTAAGTCCTTGGATAATAAAAATATGCTGAAGGAAAAAGAGACTCAGTTGTCCTTGGTTTCTTCTGATCACGAGGACTGCAAAAATAAGCTTGCGATTGCTTTTTTTACCCTTTCTGAAAACATAGTTAGATACGCTAAATTTCAACTAATAGACTCTGATGATGCGGTTCAAGAAGGAGTCATGATATGCTTTGATAAGATAGACAGGTTTGATTCAAGAAAAGGCAAGGCTTTTAACTATATGACGACATGCATATTGAACCACTTTAGACAGTTGTACAGAACCAGTAGGAACTACAACGAATTGAAAAAGAGATACCTTAACCACATGCAGATTCTTGAAGGAAATTCTTCTTTTAACAACGGCCGACAGATGTTTGATCAAAATCAAAACTGATATTGAAATCTAATTTGACTTGCTTTATATTAACAACCCTATGAGTATAGATTACATTGAACGTCAAGAGTTGATAAATAAACTGATTGAAAATGGGTATGGCGAAATAGTCAAAGCCCTTTTAGAAGACGAAAAGAAAGTTTACACTAAAAAAGGTCGGCTTAATAAAAGTGGCGCTTGCCGAAAGTTAAAACTTAAGACAAAGCAACTTGAGGATAAGCTCTCAGAAATGAGAGATCTTCTCAAGAAAGACATGGAATAATCAACCCGAACAAGCAGTTGTCCAAGCTCTATCATAGCGTAAGGTTAGCTCAACAGTGACATAGTCTTGACTAGACATGTCAAGCTCGCCCCATTCTATGTTGTTTGGCCAGATGTTTCGGAAAACCCATTCTTCCATAACGTCACCACACCCTGTGTACATTTTTAGCCTTGCTGTCTTTTTCCAAACAGATGGCTCTGGAACTTTCCATTCGCCCTTATCGTCACAAGGATCGTACTGCTTTCTAAGCCACTCAAAAACTGGGTTTTTATTCATCTTGAGATCAAAAAGCGTTAGCTGAACAGGCTTCCATTCCGGCTTTCCTGCAAAGTAGATTGTCTCGTTTAAATGTTGTACTTCTATTTCTTTGAAGTTGAGAGAAGGCCGCGCTCCTTTATCGGGAGGCAGTGCGCTTGTTCCATCGTCACATATCCCATCTATGAAGAACAACCACCTAAACTTTCTCATTAGGCAGACATCAGTATCAAACTTTCCCAAACCCATTTTTTGAGCCATATATAACCTAATTTAGTCTTGATATAACAAAAAAGGGCCGGTGGAATCCACCGGCCCTTTATGATTCTAATTGGATTGAGATCAATTGACGGCTGTGCCCCTGGCGCCAGCACCAGCAGAAACCATTGGCGAGCTAGGACAACCGCAGCATTGAACCTTGGGATCTGGTCCGCAGAGGTTCTTGTATTCAACTTTAGAGTAACGCAGAGTTACTTCTATGGTTACTTCTTCCGAAGATGAATAATCAAGCTCTCCGAAATTTACAGCCTGAGGCCAACAATCAGACAGAGTCCACTTTTCAAGTCCATTTCCGCAACCATCGTATAAAGTGCAAATGCCCTGTCCCGTATAGCAGCTTCTTCTTGAGTTTTGCGTCAACATTACCGGATTGATGAAGTTGTAAACGTCGGCCAACCAACTCCAAAGAGCCGTGTTGTCTCCACCATTGCCAGCCCCCGAGCCAAGAGAAACGTCATAATATGTGATAGTTATCGTTTCCCATGTTCCCTTTCCTGGAATATAAGCCTTTCCGTTCAAGAAGTTGATTTCTGTTTCTTCTATTGATACGTTTGGACGAGCGGCCATTTTCACAAAGCTCGCAGGCACGTTACCATTAGGAACGTCTTTTCTTCTTACTTCAAAAGTCCAGCGGAACTTTCTCTTGTGGACGACTGTATCGCCTCCAAGTTTACCCAAACCCATGTTAATCGGCATGTCTTTATTCTCCTATTTTTGATCTATCTTTCTATCAGAAGGTATCAGAACCAGATTCAAAGCTTCCAGTTCTGTGTATGCTGAACTCTATGAACATGAATTCAACGGCTCTTGTCGGCTGTACTCCGATTCTTGCTCTGAATTCATTTCGGTCTATAACGTCAGGAGTGTTCAACTCTTCGTCTGCCTTGATGATGAAGGCAGTTAGACCTCTTCCGATTTGGACTTCTCTCAATATCGCTGTGGCAATGTCCACGAATGTTGAGCGGAAAGTCTCATCGTTGGGTTCAAACAACAAGGATCTTGAAGCTTGACGTATTCTCTTCTCTATGACAAACATCAGCCTTCTCACGTTTACGCGATCCAAGGCAGTTGGCTTTCTTTGTAGAGTCTTTTGACCCCACACGACATAGTCTTGGAAATCAGCGTACTGAACAATAGGATTGATACAATTTCTGTTTCCATACATAAGATCTCTTTCTTCAAGAGTTGGTCTGCTGAACACGTCGGTGATTCCAGGAACAACGCCTCTGTTGACACCAGCCGGTGCAAACCAAGGAGCCGCGAGCGCATCGCTTCTGGCATAAACTGCCATTACAGAACCAGATGGCGGAACCCATACATCAACATTGTTGTATGTGTCACGAATCTTGACCCACGGCCAGTAGAGTGCTGCAAAGTCGGAGTCAAAACGTGTAGTGTTGAGCGGATGAGCTCCGTTCTGCCAAGCTACTATTTCGTTTACTGTCAATCCGAATGGAGCGTCAACAATCGCGAGACAATCCATTCTGAGGTTTTGGCACATATTGATAAGAGCCATCACAACACCAGTGCTGCTGTGGCCCGGTATAGCAATAAGATCTATATCAATCTGCTCTGGCTCACTAAGAGCATAGAGACCAGTGTAGGCCACATTGTTTCCAATCAAGAAGTAATCTTGATCATCTGGATCTGATGGAACACCGTCGTTTCCTCCTACGAGGTCATAAACACCGTCAAGAGGAGGTGAAGGGTTGGCTGTGTTGTCAACAGCTCTCACATAATCAGAGACCAATACGAGGAATGTTTCCACATAATATCTGCTGGTCTCGTCTTTGGTGAGATTACCCCAAGCTTCAACTTGAACTCCATTGTTGAATACTGAGAGCGAGAAGTTTCCTTCTCTTACGTTGTTCTTTATAACAACTTGGGTTCCGTTTCCATCAATACCGGGCGAGTCTGCCGTCACCGTTACTGAAACTTCACCGAATCTGTTTGTGTCGCCTCTTACGAGACCCTTTGTAGCTATTCCACTCTTTCCGCTGACTCCTTCGGGCGAATCGCCTTCGGCAGTCAAATACATTCCCTTGTTCTCCAAAGTGACCGGATCAACAACGGCGGGATCGGTTGGACTAATGAGAGGAGCATCAAAGCCAAGCAAGGCGAAAACAGAGCTCTCATTCTTAACGAGCAGTCTGGCATCGTTGCCTGCGTGTAGTGTTTTGAGCGAGACATAATCACCTACGGCAACAGCCTCAAAACCACCAGGAATATCTCCGTCAGAAATGGCTTCGTTTATTGCTGCGACAACTTGATCAGCAGTCACTGTGCTATCAGAAGCAAGACTTGAAAGATCTATGACCTGATTAACATTGTCAATCAGAACATTATCTGTTCCGTCCACGACAACCTGAAGATCATGCGAGTCAATTGATGTGAAATCAAAATCTCCTTCCTCACTTCCGGTCATCTGGGCTGGGGTCATACCTGTTCCCAATCCGATTTCCCCGTAAAGAGCGTCGGCCACTGATACAAGCTCAAGACTCGCAGAAGGACCGAACGAGAATGTCGTTCTTACACCTATTCTGCTGTTTGTGTGATCTGTTGTGTACTTGAAATCAACAGATATTGCGTTGGTTACGCTGCTTCCGCTGGATGAGCTGTTGCTTGGAAGATTGCCATTGTAAGTCAGTGTAAGAACGCCAGTTGAATCAACAAATGTTCCACTGATCGCTTTCACTGTTGAAGGGACGACAGCCTTAAAACTAACGTTGTCATCTTCGTCAATCTTGAAGGTTTGAACTACAACGCCATCAACAATCACGCGTCCGGTGACTGTTCCGGGAACCACATTTGTGTTGCCTAGAGAAAAAATGGCCGAAGCATCTGTGTCCGAAGTGCTTACGGTTCTGGCTTCAACAAGACTTGTTTCCTTTGAGGCGTAGAAGAATTCTATTCCGTCAATTGCAGTATCAAGTTGCAAGTTAAGATCATCAACTAACTGTGCGGCACTGTATCCGCTTGTGTTTACAATTGGATCTGGGTGGTTGTCGTTTGAAAGGGCAACCAAAGTCTTTGAAGAAAGTACTCCGTTTAGTCTCCAACGGAAATACATGTCATTATCAAGGTTATAGGGGCCCGGGGTCGCTGACATCATTACGACGGCGCCACCAGCAGAAGGTAGAGAAACCTCGGCGATGCGAGCTCTTTCCCAACTTACTGCGTCTGTATCGGCTACGCGAACTACGTAAAGCTCGCTTGCTACAAGCAAGTATTGTTCGGCTGCATATATGAGATAAGGATCGCCAGACTCAGGGTGTGGGTATCCAAACACAGTGTTAAGCTGCCTTCTTGACCTTATTACGGTCGGAATATTGATCGGACCCTTGCTCGCAAAACCCACCAAGCCAGCACGATGGAAAGATTGCTCTGGAGCGATGAAGCTCAAGTCTTTCTCTGTAATACGAACTGATGGTGAAATTAGGTTGGAGGGCGGAAAGCTCCTTAGGATTGCCATGACGTTATTCTCCCTTGTTCAAATCTTTCTTGGTTAGGTGCCTTGTTGAAATTAAGCCCATTTTTTCGGCTCTTCCAACGTATTCTGTATTTCTTTCATCCTCTAGCATATAAATATTCTTGCCAGACCCAATGCCCGGCACATTTAGTGTTGTAAAACTCTTTGGAGACTTACGTGATCTTATGAGTATTTGAACTGGACCTCTTGTTTTGTTTTTTATCTCAATCATTCCGTTTGCCTTTCTATGTCTTCAACACCTTCTTCTAATCGTCCCAAAACATCCGTAATTTTCTTTTCGTCAACACTGTTGTAAAAATCAACTTTAGTGCTGAGTACCGACTTATTACGAACCATTGGCTGTGGTATATATGCGCGAGTTGTCAAATTAAATTCAAACTTGATGATTCGCTGATTTTGATCTCCCGGCTCATAATCCACATTGTTTGCTATGGAGTCCAAAGAGACCGTAGTCTCCCAATTAACTCCTCTGACTCGTATGTATGCAACTGGAGAAAATTTTAACATGATCTGCTCAAGAATCTGATCAATATCCTCCATATACATTGTCCAAGCCGTTAAGGTATATGTCTTATTTACTGGTATTCCCCTTGCAACGCCAAAAACTGTGTCTCTCTCGTGTTTCTCTTTTGTATGAAGTCCCGGTCTTCCTTTAGGGTCAAGCCTACGCATATAATCTAGGGCTTTGTGATATGTGTATCTTGTTGTGTCAAACTCAATCCCAGATGAATAAATTGCCATCATGGGCAATCTAAGTCTGTCCACCACCAAGCTTCCATCTTTGCGAGTATTGTCTTGTAGAATCCAAGCCACAGCTCTTTCCTGAGTTCCCCATACTATGGGTACTCTATGCGCCTTTCCATCTTCGTCTATAACGACTACATTTGAAAACAAATCTACCATGGCCTCATCGCATCCTCTGAGACTTTTTGAATATCTATAGAGGACGCGACGTTCGGGATTGTTCATGTCCTCTACTATCTGTCCGCTCTGCATGGGGTCACATTGGGCATCTTCGCCTATTCCAATTTTTTGACTGGCTTTTCCCTCAAGCCAATTGAGACCTCCCCCATCCGGCCCCGGACATGCATCGGAAGCTTTGTCTTTTTTTCTACTATTTTCAACTGGACTGTTCGGCCGACAGTCGTTTAGGCTTTTATCTTGATGATTTCCAGGATTGACATTCATTAGTTTTCCTTGGTATTATTTAGCAACATGATAGTCAAATACAGAACGTGGTACAGAGGAATTCCTCCAAGCCCAATAAAACTACAAATTCCCGGTTGGGCCGGAATGGACAAAAACCACAGTGATGGAGCAATTCCTCAGCCGTGGCACTGTCCTCCATTTGTAGATGGCAGTACGTATGGACACGAACTCATCTATCCATTTAAAAGCGAGTGCAGAGTTAGCAGAATAAGAGGAGAGCTTGTTTTTGAAGGAGACTTCTCAGCAGAAGATTGGATGCTCAATGAACAAAATAACCACATAACTGGCGATGAGTCCAAGAAAAAAACTCCTCCCATGATGAGTTTTGCGCCGGGACATTATGGCATGTCTAGCTCTTTGGATATGGAGCCTCCTGATGGTTATGTGATTAGAACAGAGCCTCATCCCCGTTTCTACACAGACGACACAGGAACCGTTCCTTGTATGCTTGCCGGACACATACAAAGATGGTGGTCAAGAATATTTTTTGTTGTGTTCAAAGCTCCAAGAGAAGGTGAGACTCATATATTCCGAGAGGGAGAGCCTTATGGACAAGTCTTGTTTGTTCCTCAAAAAAATAACGTTGAGTTTGTGCCTTTTACAGACGAAGAAAGAATTCAGAGAGAGAGTAGAGATAGAAAAATAAGCGAACATGGAGATAAGATATCAAATCATTCTTGGAAAGATCACAAATGCTTGAAGTTTGATGACAAATATAAAGTCCTTTCTTCTTCTTATGCAAAAGGAGGATATGGAAATATGGATAAAACCATTAATGAAAAAGTTTCTTTGAAAAATGATGAGCCCATCAAGACTAAAATACCAAAGAAACTTTTCCGGGCTAAAAAATGAAGCATTTTCCTATCAAGCGATCAAAAACAAGAAGAATGGCGAGGATACTTGAAATAAGACCACATCTTCGCAAGCCAACTATTCCAAAGATTGTTTTTTGGAACGCTCACAAAGTTGATAATGTCTACCTTGGATGGAATGAAATCAGCCTCTCTGATTCAAATCGTTCAAATCAAAGTCCGGTTTCTTTTGAGTGACCTTGCCCTCGCCTGTCGTGACGCTTTCTTGGAATCTCTGACAAAGTATTTGCATTCTAATTTGACTCCAAAGCATCGTCTCTCCAACATTTCTTTGTATGATAACCCAATCTTCTTTCCTATGTGGACTGTGTATTCTTGATCCTATTTTCGGAGGATGTCCGATTCTTTTGATGACATCCCGATAGTTCATATCAAATATCACTTCGTCTGGAGAATCTATGCCAAAAGTACTTTGGTAGTTTTGTCCGACCACAGGCTCATAACTAGCATATAAGGTTATCGGATTATTTGACCACAGCTTGCCCCGGTCTTCTCTGTAAAGTTTGTCTAGAGATCCGGTTTGTATAAAAACCTCGTAGTAGAATACGGGCGATCCATATATCTTCATGATCTCCGCATCCCAATCATTCCACAAGCAACGCTCAGGATTGTTTGGATCAAATTGCTCCAAGCTTCCTGTTGGCGTGTAAGGTGTTCCATCGGGGTTTTTAAGCAATGAAGTTCCTCCTAAACTATATATCGCCTCAACAATCCTTAATTCAATTGAACTTGTGGGCGTATCGCTACTTCGCCACCGCCATCGGGCAAGCTGAATGGAGCTCCGGGGAACTCTTCAGCCCACATTATTTCATTAGAGGTGTTTGTTACGTAATATCCATACACATCTTGCCCAACCGAAAAACTAAACGTTATCCCAGTGTTGTAAACGGCAGCAGAAATTCCGCCTGTTGTTGCTGCGGTCCAGTTTGATCCTGTGAGAGTTACGGCGGCATAACCTGATGCCGATGCCTCTGTGAAACTTCCAGTGCTGAAAGTTTCTGATGTTAGATCAATATTGTTTCTATACAAATGCAATACAAGATTTGTTGGAGTTGAATTGTTTACAATGTACTTTAGAAGTCTTACTTCTCCGGAATCTGGAACAACTAGCGTCATTTTTTACCTCGCTTTCTATCATAGCTATATACCTCGCAGAAATTAAAAATGACGCTAATAAAGAAAGACGGAACAGTATACGTGCTAGAAGGGCCAAATCCTCTTGTTAAAACCCAACAAGAATTTGATTCTAACAATATGATCTTCCACAATTTCTCGTGGGACGACATAACGATGAAAATTAGCCGCGCAACAGCCACGGTTAAAAAACCAAAGGCAGAGCCGCCGAAAGAAGAACACAGACCAGAGCCAATAATTCCTCCCAAAGAACCCGAAATTGAAGAGAAGGTCATTTCTGATTCTAAATCTGAAGAAGATGAGCGCACTTTTGACTTGCCATACATAAAGTACAAGGTGCTCTCTTATTGTCTTCCTGCCAAAATAGAACGCAAGACCGATGATCTTTACGGGGATTCTTGGACAAGGGTCAAATATGGCAATAAGATTGTGTTTCCTTCAATCATGCTTGAATCAAACGACTTTAGCATAGAATTCTGGACTAGTGACCCAAACAGCCAAATTACAGAAAAGTCAATAATATATCCTTTTGCTTATGAGGTTCATAACTCATCAACCGATTCGTATGACAAGGTTCCATATGATGAATACAGATGGTGGAAGGTTGATCACAAAGAGCAGAAAGAAGGCGGATGGCTTTTCAGAGCCATACCATCAGAAACACAACCAGACTTTTCAAGCTAGCGAAATATCTTGTTGTTTTCTGATGATGTGTTGGGCTTTTGTTCTGGGACTACATTGACTGTCATTCCCATTTTGGCAAGTTGTTCTTTATATTGATCCAAAGCCCTCATGAATCCTGCTTCGTAAACATCCACTAAAAGCGAGCCAAAGCTTTCGTAATCTTCTTTTGTTGTAACATAAGTGGTCAGTCGCTCTATAAATTTTTCGTTTTTAACGTATTTTTCTTTGATCATGTCAAAGATATGCTTTTTTATAGCCATTGACTGAGGGTTTTGAAACATTGGAAGCATGCATTAAAATAGTAGAATTTGCGAGAATAATGCTACATAGCAATATGAAGTTTTCAAACTGGTTTTTTTTGAGAGAATCTGCCGAGGGCAATGTTTCCGGAGAAGGCGTCAAGGCTCTTCAATCAATAATGAGAGATATGGCCTCTCGTGGAATTCCTAACGAATACAACGACTATGGTTTCAACAAACAAGATTGGAATGCATATCAGTCCTTAGAAGCTTCTGGGCACATAGATTCTGCTTCTGTTCCCATGAAAGAACTTTTGAGAATGCTTCAAATTATTTCTCATTATCAAAACACACAGATAAGAAATTATCGCAGCATAAGTGATCTTGTTAAAAAAGATATAGACTCTGCCAATCCAAGTGGCAACCAAGCCACTAGTGATAAAATTTACGTATATGACAGACAACCTCTTGAATACGGCAAGGTCAAGGTTTACATCCCAAGAGGTTTGGACAGAAGCTCCGTGATTCTGATCAACAGAATAGTTGATTCCAAACTCGCACAAGAAGGCGAGAAAAAAACTGTAGACAACTACGGAAAAGAAACGTACCCAAGATACAAAAAAATCCAAGCTGTTAAGTCTGAAATGCACATGTATAGGATACACAAAAGTGTTCTTGATCCTATTCTTGACATATTAACATCAAAGGGAATTGAAGTAGAATATGAATCGGGCACTCCCTATTCATCGCAAGGAGCATCATCGCAAGGACCAACGACAGATCAATCGTCGCGAAGTACAACCGAAGAACCAGACATTGAGATTCTGGGAAAAGAAAGCAATAGGTGGGGAAATAAGATTGCTGTTAGTTTCAATTATGAAAGAAGTAAAGGACTGTATCAGAAAATGAAAGGTGCGGGATTGACCCCCAAAGGCATATCTTATGATTATGAAAGAAAAGTCTTCTTGATAAACATAGATGACAAGTCAATGTTTGATAAAGTGGTTGATATAGCCAGACAGTCTGGTTTGGATGTCTCTCCGCTTGAAGAATTCGCAAAGACTATGGGCCAAACAGATCAACCCGCCACGGGAGAAGAACCAAAGGGAGATGGACTGGCCAATAAGGAAGGGATAATAAGGTTTACTGACGCTGCGGGAGACGCAATAAACGTCAAGACGGATGTTAGAGGACTACCCCAAGAAGTTAAAGATTTTGTTCGCGAAAGTATCCAGTACACATTCCCAGAATACAAATATGATATGACTGGTCATTTCTACACGATCTCAGGTGACTTCAAGCAGTATTCTACCTTTGGCCGGCTTCTTAAGAAGTTTAACTATCCAGTAGATGAACTTAGAGCTATAATCAGAGCCAAGTTAGACAGCGGCAGATTGAATAAAACAGAATGGGAAGGCAAATTTGATAAAGACAAAGCTTTCCAAGACTCCATAGAAGAAAAAGTTCCCGATAGCGTCGTTGATCTTTATGACGAACAGAAATTCGGCGTTGCATTTCTTTACGGCAGAGACTCGGCAATACTCGGTGACGAAACGGGTTTTGGAAAAAGCATTCAGCTCATAACTGCCGCCGCTCTTAGAATGAAATCCAACAATAAACCAACACTCATCATCACCCTAAAGGCAACTCAACAACAGTTCGCGAAAGAAATATTGAGGGTAATGGGAGAAAAAATAGAAGACATGTCGCCAGACCAGATTGAAGCGCTATACAAGAAGCACGGGATATCCCTATCTCCTACGACGCCCAATAAATGGACGGTTATTAGGTATAGTGATTTTTCTGGAGGAGCAGGATCAAGAAACGATACGGTCAAAAATCATGTTGAAAGCTTGAAAAAAGCTGGGTTTGGAGTTGCTATTTTAGACGAACTTCACAAGGTCAAGCACGGTAAGAGTCAGAGAAGCGAGAATGTATCTTCTGTTGTGAGCGGAATACCGACAAGATGGGGCGCTTCTGCCACCGTCTCCAGCAACAAGCCGATGGATGTTAAGAATCAACTTTTGATGATGGGACATCAACTCGGAAGGATAAAAGAAAGCAAATTCAAAAAAGATTTCGCGGGAATGGTGGCTGATGGATACGGTGGCGCTTTCGTAAAAAGCAAAAAGGAAGAAGATGAAATAAGAGCAGCCGAAAGGCTCAACAAGTGGCTTAATCTTTCCGGCGTGTATGTCCGCAGAGAAAAAGGCGACATTAGAGAGATGCCCGAGCTTACTGTGGGCAGCGATAGTACTGGCATAGATCCAACTAGGTTTCAGGACATCTATTCGGAAAAGGTTCGCGAGTACCAGAGCCGCCGAGCCGGACAACCCGTGCTCGCTGTGAGCAAGTTGATTGCCGCAAGGCTTGCCGTGGCTCAGTTGAAGACAGATGAGTCAACAAAAAAGGCTTTGGATATAGTTGCTGCCGGAGAAGGCAAACCACCAGCAGCAAGCAAGATCGTTGTTTTCACTAATTTCGTAGAGGCCGGACGACAACTTGTTAGTAAAATTTCAGATGGACTTAAAAAGATCAATCCAAAATACAGTGTCCTAACCTACTTGTCTGACACTTCAAGAAAAGAAAGAGATCAAGTCAAAAGCAAATTTACCAACGATCCTGATCTAAAAGTTCTTGTTATGAGTATGAAGATGGGCGGAACGGGAATTGACTTTCCCAATGCATCACAAAACATGATAATCAATGACTTTGATTGGACGCCTGAGAGTGCGGAACAAAGCGAAGGCAGAATATACAGAATCAATACAGACCACCCAGTCAAAATAAGCTATGTCATTGGACATGGATTAGACGCAGAGCTATTCCAGAAAGTTCAAAGAAAGAGAGAAATAGCTGCGATCATTCAGAAGTACAGAAGAGAATATCACGACTCTGAATCCGCACCAGAAGCACTCAAGAAGATTGTAGATGCTCAAAAAGAAATGAAGAAGTTGGACGACGATATGGTTAGTATCGTTGCCAAGAATCTTCCGGGAGCAGAAGGCGCTTTGCAAAAAGAGTCTTTTTCTTCTTACTTGGAAAAGCTTCAAGAAATTCGTGATGCTCTTATGCCCTTAGAATAACAAATGAGAATTTATGAAATTTACTGATTACGCTCGCGAAAAAGATATTGAACAACTTGTGAGATTTTTGAGAGAGAACGAAATTGAATTCTCCGATCAAGATTTACAAATGTTGTTAGAAACAGACTGGTGGAATGGTCTTAAAAAAGCGGCAAGAACCGGAGCCTTGCTTGCCACCCTTCCGGCAACAATGAGCGCAGCATACAAAGATACAACTCCTAAACCTTATCATTTTCAAACTAGCGGAATACATGCCAATCAACAGCACGATGCCGATATGGATGCCGATGAAAGGTATCATGCCGCCGGAGGCCCTAGGTTTAAACAAACATTAGAAGACGCCGAACGCTTTGTTCAAGATTTCATGCACACCCCCCAACACAAAATGGCCTTGCAGAAGGCAGGGCTTCCGAGCAATTATATGCCTACGCCTCTCAGAAGCTTTGTTTACGGCGATAAGATTGGAACCGCTGACGAATTTTACCAAACAGGACTCACGGTCATAGAAGGAGAAGTCAAGAAAAAATTTGGCAAAGAAAGCCATGTTCACCTAATCGGATCCGAAGATTCCGTAACGGGCGGCAAGATTATATTGGTTCAAATAGATGGAATAGTAGTTGCTACAGACAAGCAAGATGCCATCCGACGCGCAGAAATCATTATTCGTCAAATAGCCGAAGACAAAGGTTTTAGTTTAGAGGGATTTAAAAGCAATGATAAAGAAATAGATGTTCAAAACGCCCCTAGAAGCACCATGGACTTGGCAGCAGAATCAACAAAAATGCCGATGAAATTCAGCGTTGTTGTGAAGCTCAAGATTTCCTAATGTGAACTCTTAAATTGCTTGCGGCGCCAATGATTACCATTCTATTGTGCTCTTAAAATTAGCCATCATTTTTGGATAACACTCTTTACAGCCAATAGTTTCGCAATTTTATTCCAATTACAAACCTCACACACAGCCAAATAAAAAAGCAGGACGGGTTTCCCCGTCCTGCTCTATAATTATTGAAGCCGGTCTTGATTACCGTCTATTGTCAATTTTCCACTCGCTTCAACGACTAATATCCACCAATAAACAAAACAATATCCCACTTGTCCCTTCCTTCATGGTAGGTCGCAGTAAGAATGTCCATTTTGTCGGGGTCTGTGCTCCACTGCACCCCAGCCATACTGGGAACATTGAACTTGCTGCCGAGAGTTACCGCCCGATTTCCGGTACCGTCTTGAGCGACTCTGAACCTAATGGTTTTTCCATTAGTCGGATTAATCGGATTCTCCAGCACAGTATCGCCACTCAAAGTGACATCAAATACTTCGCCCAATTTGGCGTCTATCACTATGGAGGGATAATAACTCAATGATACAACCGTTGGAGAGTATGTTATGGGTGAATCAATATAAATTGAGGCAACGTTTGCTCCATTGTTGGAAGTGCTCTTCAAACGACCGGCTTGCCAATTAAGTTCATACCCGACAACACAATTTAAACTGACGCCTTTGTTTCCTGAGTACCCATTGTCATATGTTCCAACATCAACAGAAGCGCCATTATTTAAAAGAACGCCCCCAGGTATTTCTAAATTGCTATTTTCGTTGAATGTCCAATCGTTGTTGTTCACTCTAACCATAACATTTCCAGGAAATCCAGTGGAGGTTGATCCACCAACTATATCAACACTACCAGCTTGGCCTTCTGCCGAATATCCACCCGTTATTGCCACGCTTCCGCCATTCGTGATTCCTCTGCCGCCTTCAATGTTGACATAGCCGCCATAGCCACTGTTTGGAGAAACATTGTCCGCATCGCCGGCGTATATTTTGATGTCTCCACCATTGTAAGCAGCATCACCGCCCCACAAATAAACGTCGCCACCCTCGCCGCCGCCGGACGCCCTTTGTCCTTGAATTATGATTCTTTGGGCGCTGTCTCCCGATTGTGGCGTCGGACCCGTAATTACAGATTGTTGCGAAACGTCGTCAAATTTCAATATCTGCGCCGACTGGAGCCCCCCGTTATGCAGATTGACCGCACCTATTTGGAGACCAGACCCACCGCCACCGCCAATTAGGTCTAAAACTTCTTGTGTTAGATTA